ACGAGGTCCGGGACCGTTTGGACATGGCACCGTGGGGTCTTTCGGAGACTTCCGAACCGGTTGTGTTCACTGCTCAAGGGCCTGTGCCTTTCTCTATGGCACCGGAACTTCTCCGCATGGCGATGCAGGGCAACAACCAGTCTTCTGGTTCATCATCTGGACCTAAGAAGAAATCAAGCAACCGTACGCAGTCTACAAATTCGGGACAGAGATCTCCTGGTGGCGCTGCTCCTAAAACGAAGCAGCCAGCGATCAGAGCTGGGGGGCAAACGAAACCGAATGGTTCACACCCCGCTCCTGTAAGCCCGCATCGTGAATCGTTGACGCCGGGGCATTCCGCTGCTTCAGGTGCTATCCAGTCCCCCACCCCGAGGACAGGGGGAACACCCAGCCGATCTAGTGTCGCCGGGTCACGGAAGAAGGGTGCTGTCGCTGAACTGGACGCGTTGAAAAGGCATTTGCGTAAAGGCCGGATGATTTCCACGTGGGAACCTGTTTCTATCACGCCCCGTGAGTTGTCGATGATCGCGGAGGATATCGCTAAGGGTGTCCTTCTGGATGTTGCCGTGGATCGTATTTCAAGCCAGATCCCTGATGAACTCCCAGAAGCTCCGTGGGCTGACATTCCCCCGGTTATGCTTTCAGTTCAGGGACCTGTTATCGGGAAAGCTAAGCAGTGGCCCGGATGGGAACGTGACCTTGGTCTCGTCGGGGCTTATAAGCAGCAGATCGGAGCTGCGTTTAACGCAGCGGAAGTGAAAGCTGACACTATCCGCAAGGCTGCTGCTTCCGGGAAAATGTTCGTGGACAACGCTACTCTCCGTGGTCTTATCGCGGAGGAAGTGCATGGCACTTTCCTTGAAACACTAAGCCCGTTGTGGACGGAAGCATGGGATCTCGGGTATACGGCAGGTAAGTCGCTGGTCACAGGCGGGGAACCTGATTTTAACATTGACGGTGCAGGCAGTGAAGCTTTGAATGCTTTCATTGACACTGAAGGTCAGCATTGGCTTCAGCAGATCGCCCGCACCGGGTTGAAAAACGCGAAGTCACGCGCGGAAATCATTTCCCGCACTGAAGTAGCCCGCGCGATGAACGCAGGCGCTATCCAAGCATACCGGGACAACGGTGTGACTCATAAGCATCTGCTTGTCGCCCCTGACGATAAATGTGATGTGTGCAAGACCGCTAAAAATGAGGGTGTTATCCCGTTGGACGCTATTTTCCCCTCCGGGGGTTTGGGTGGCCCGTTCCATCCTGACTGCCGGTGTGTCCCTGCTCCTGACGGGGTGAATGTGGAACCCCCGCAGGCACATATCGGGAAAGCGGAAGACCCGTCGATGTGCGCGTTTATCCTTTACCGTTCCATGGCGGACGGGAAAGAAGTGTTCCTGTTGCAGAAACGCGGGGAGGATGTGAATCATCCTGGGACGTGGGGTCTTCCCGGGGGGACATCTCATACGGGTGAGGGTCCGTGGGAGACAGCGTTGCGGGAATCCACTGAGGAACTCGGGGATATTCCGTTGCTGGACCCTGTTGCGCATTATACGGAACAAAATGATGACCGGCTGATACATATTTTCCTGTGTGATGCTCCTTCCCTGTTCCTCCCGCGAATGAACGGGGCTACCCCGCATGAAACCGCTGGCTGCGCATGGTTCACCGGTAAGGAAATTAAGAAACTTCCGTTGCAGCCGAATTTTGAACGTCAGTGGGGGAACATTGAATGGGATGAGGTCGCTAAGCAGGTTGCGGTGACGGAACAAGGTGAAATGCTGACAGTGAAACCACGCGATGAGCCTTTGTATCCTGCCGGTGCACGGTGGCCGTATCCGCGTAGGTCTGATGGCAGTGAAGCTCCGCATTACGGGACTGCGGAGACACCTGAACCGCCTTCACGGAATCCTGCACAGAACACTCCTGCTCCTTCACAACCTCAAGATGACATGTCGGAGGGAACACACACTCGCGTTTATGACGGGGGGGAGGAACCGGGGGATTTCCCGACACGGGGACGGAAACCCAATAAAGGACCTTCGAAGAATCCTTCACAGCAACCCCCGCTCCCGCAGAACACTAATGGCGGTACTGAATCAGGTGGCGGCAGTGTCGGGGGTTTGACTGGTGTCCCCCCCGTGGGGAAAGGCAGTGATACGCATGTCACCGGGATGGGTACTTTGCGGCCTGTTGTGGGGAGTACAGCAGCGGTTACCCCGCATCCGTATGAACCGCATTCTGAGGGCGGGGAACCTGCGTTCGATCCGGCGCTTGTTGTCCCGGTTGAGCTTCCGAACGGAGAGAACGCGTATCGTTCCCCAGGGAAGAAAGGTGTTGGGGGACCTTCGGATTACGCTGATCCTAATCCTGTTGATCCTGAACATGTGCTGAATTTGATGCGGTCGAATTTCCCTGAAAATGCGATCGGCTGGGTGAGACGTGCACGGTGGGTGGGTCCGGTGAATCTCCCATGGGATCGCATCGACACGCATGACATTGAAGAGTGGGCTGCTACACATCAGATGGATGCCGTCAACCGGTTCGCGAAAGACATTAAAGCGAACACGGGGCACACGAACCCTAGCATCGCGATCCAGGATAATGACAGCCCTAAAGCTATCATCATTGACGGGCATCATCGTGCGCTGGCTCGTAAGAAGCTGGGGATGCCAGTTCTCGCGTATCTTGGTATTATTGACGGTAAGGACAGGATGGCGGCTGAGGAAACTCATTCGTCGCAAGTTCATTCGGGGTCCGACCCGAGGAACAAATAAGAGAAAGAAGCAGCATGACTGACCCGACTAAAGTGCATTACGTCCTTATCGTTGACCGCAGCGGTTCGATGGCAACAGTCAAGGATGACATGCAGGGTGGTATCCGCTCGTTTATCGACAAGCAGCTTGAAGGGGTGGATGGGAACAAGCGTACTGTCTCGTTCTACCAGTTCGACACAACCCATGACCGGTTGCATAACTTTGATCTCCTTGAGAAGGCCAGGGATTATGAGCTGATCCCAAGAGGAGGCACAGCTCTCCTGGATGCGGTGGGTCAGGCGATCGTTGAGGTTGGCGTGAAGCTGAAGAAGATACCTGAAGATGAACGTCCCGGGTTCGTGATGGTCATCATTGTGACGGACGGTGAGGAGAACTCGTCTCGCACTTACACCCGTGACCGGGTGAAGCAGATGATTGAACATCAGCAAGATAAGTACGGATGGAACTTCACTTATCTTGGCGCTAACCAGGATTCTTTCGCGGAAGCTGGTTCGATCGGTATTGCTGCGGCGTCAACTTTGAGTTGGGTTGGCACTACCCGCAGCGTGAACCACACTTATGATGTGCTTTCCGCATCTGTCAGCGCTGGCACAGTCCCCACTTATGATTACATGGGTGTAGCTACAGCTTCCACGGGGATTGTTTACAATGATGAGCAGCGTGAACATGCTATGGGTGAAACTCCGTAACGTGTGAAACTAGCGAAATTTAAGGAACTATGCGCAAGGTACTGGGCTGACGGGAAAGGTGACCTGTCAGCCCTGTATCTTTCCGAGGAATCTTTCAGTGAACTGTATGAAGATATCCTCCTCAACCGCGCTGACCGGATCAGTATCGTTCATCCACATTGGCATATCGTCAACCCGATTACCCGCACGGAAGTGCGGATGCAAACTTGGGATGAGCCGAAAGATCAGGCGTTGATCCATTATATGGGCCGCAGATCATTGAAGGTGAATGTTGAATGACTTACAGTGCTCTTGAGGACCGCCCTAACGCGTGTGAGGGATGCAGTAAAGCTGACTATCCGTCCGCGAACGGACCTTCAACCAGGCAGATCACATGGAATGCGGTTCTCGGGAAGTGGATGTGCTGCGAATGTCAGCTTTCCTGGTCGAAAGCTATTTGTGATGTTTCTCTCAAAGGTTTGTGATGTTCAGGCGTAAGAAGAAAACATATTTTGTGACTATGGTTGTGCGGGATAAGAAAAGTCACGCGACTAGAACCGGAACGTTCACGGTACGTTCAAAGAAACGTTTTTGGCCGCCATCCCGGTGGTTCCACCGTTGGTGGTAACATAGATTTGAAGGTCCTTCAACAATAAAAGGAGCAGTATGGCATTGGATATTACAAGCTGGTCTTTCGATCAGCCTGTTTACAACTCGGGTGCTACGATCACCCTCACTATCAACTATACGTCCACTGACGTTTCTGTAGCTGATGTCACCAGCGTGGTGACTGTCACTGTTACAGATGCTGACAGCAACGTTTCACAGACCTCTGACAGCAGTGGTAACTTCCCGAACCTTGAAGTTGCGGGTGCTTCCACTGTTGAGGCTACAACTGTCGGTGTTTCAGATAACCGCAGTCCTGTGGGTGTGTGGACTGAGGTTTCGAATGTTCTGTCCGGGACGGCTGCGCCTTTCACTGGTGTTGCTGTCTTCACTTCTGTAGCCTAATTTCGCGCTGGGAGTGTGATTGTGGAGAAGTCAGCGGAGACTCCGCGCCTTGAAGCTACTCCCGACATTCTGGGACCACACGGCTTGTGGCACACTCCCAGCAAGAAGGTACCAGCTAAGCAGAAGCTTCCCAATTATATTGAACATATCGCGCATGCGCTTATGCGTGACGGGATGGAAGAATCGCAGGCTATCGCAACTGCGATTAACGCAGTTAAACGATGGGCGAAAGGGAACCTCGACTGGGGGAAGCATAAGATTACCCCCGAGGTTGTTGCCGCCTCACAGCGGGCTTTGGCTGAGTGGGAGCATTTGAAAGAGACGCATCATTGAAGAAGAACTCGAAGAAATTCCGCAAAAAAATCAAGACAGCAGAAATTTGTTTGAAGAATCTTGCACGTGCGCTTGACGAATGCGAAAAGAATCAGCTAAATTGTAAAATGACACACGGTATTGTTGTGTCAAAATACGGGTACGTGATGCCTCGCAAGCGTGGGTGGGTTGTCCGCATGCTGGTTGAGAGCAAATTCGATGATGACGGTGAAGACTAATAAGCCCACACCTGGCGGGCATGGGCTTATAGGTAGAAGATTTTACCAACCAAGCTGATGATACATACTGCGACATGCGTTGCGAGTAAATTCAGCCATAATCACTGCCAAGCGCTCCCGGATCGGCGCAAGCAGAGCTTCAAAAAGCATCGCCAATATCTGGCGACAGAAGAGTTCCAACATCGTTATCACCTCCACTCGTCAAATAAGCTATTGCCGAGTGCAATAGCATCGGATCATCTCGGAACATGCCAAGACCTGTATTGCACGGATCGCAAAGCAGACCTCTGATAGCCATTGTCTCATGACAATGGTCAACTGACAAGCGTTTCTTCCCGCGAGGCGGTTGACGACAAATCGCGCAAAGATGATCCTGTGCGATAGATAGTTTCTCGAAGTCCTCAACGGTCAATCCGTACTTGTACAACAGTCGAGCGTTACTATGCTGCTCGCGTCGGCTGGGATATTTCTCTTCATAGAACTTGGAGAAATGCTGCTTGCGTTTCTCCCGGAACTCAGGGTTTGACTGGTATCTCTGGTTGTACCAGTCTCGGTAACAGTTGCGGCAACGTGTCTGCAAGCCATCCTTCTTGGATTTGTTCTTATGGAACGCCTCATATGATAGGCGCTTTTTGCAGATGGTGCAGATCTTGGAGTTTTCAAGGTCATCAGTTTCTTCAAATCGTGTGGCGCTAGGCATTGTGCTGCACCTCCTTTCAGCACAATCCTACAGCAAATTGGAGTTGTATGGCGACTACTATGACTGGCAGTGGCGAACTTCTTTACGCCAGCTTCCCCGTGGACAAAATGGAAACCAATGAGGACGGCGACCTGGTTGTCTATGGGAAAGCATCTGATGGTCAGGTAGATTCTGACAATCAAATCGTTGACCCAACTTGGATGGGCAAGGCTGTTCAGGATTGGATGTCCAGCGGGCCTAACATCCGCACTCAGCACAACCCTCAGCTTTACCCGGCAGGTAAGGGTTTGCAAGCTGAAACTGACAGGGATGGCAACACTTTTGTTAGGGGCTTGATTGTCGAGCCGAACGCCAAAGAACTTGTCGCGAAGGGAGTCTTGCGTGCTTACAGTGTTGGGATTGCTCGTCCTAGTATTGTTCGTGATGCTGCTGCACCAGGTGGTCGTATTGTCGGCGGGGAACTAGTTGAAATCAGTCTGGTTGACCGCCCGGCGAATAAACGTTGCGGTATCCAGTTGGTTAAGAGTGTTGACGGGGCACCAGAGTTCGTTAATGAGGTGTTCGGGTCGGAAGAGGACATCGCGAAAGCTCTCACTGGGGAAATCTTTAAGACTTCCACTGGGGTAACATACGAAAATGGCACTTCCGCGACGGGTATTACGATGACGGATGACATTACGTTCACGTTCACCCCGAATGATCTTGCGAAGATTTTGAAGACGAAGTTCATTGAGCAGCATTACGATGAGCTTGCAATGAAAGCCATTCTGGACGCTGAAGCCGGGGTTTACAAGCGGGACATTGACACTGCCACGAGGCGTAGTCTCGCTTCCGCAGGCCATGCCTTGCCGGATGGCAGCTATCCGATTGCTAATAGTGAAGACCTGCATAATGCAGCCGTTCTGGCGCGCAGCGGGCATGGAAATGTATCCGGGGCTAAAGCCCTTATTGCTAGAAGGGCAAAGGATCTTGGTGTGGCTAATCCTCTCGACAGTGATAACGAGAAGAACATTATCCCTGACACTACTGTTGTCGCGGAGACGGAAACTCCGAAGGAAGCAGAACCGGTCGTTACTAAGGACCCGGCTGACGGTGACGGACCCGGGCCTAAGGACAAGAAGAAGCCGAAGAAGGGCGCTAAGAACCTTCCCCCGTGGCTGAACCAGAACAAAGCCGCTGATTCCGCTGACGGGGATGACGGTGAAGATGAGGATGACGACGGTAGCGACAGTGAGTCCTGCAAGATGGATCACGCGCACACCGAGAAATGCATGCCATCCGGGACTCCGCAGTCCGCGTCTGGGGCGAAGGATGCTGCTTCAATGGATGAGATCCCGAACCCGGGAGCATATCAGCATTCCCCGATGCCTGCCGGTCGGAACACTCCGGAACACAAGTCGGATAACCCGGAGGTTGCCGCGCTGCTGCGTTTCAAGACCATCGGGATTGACCCTGACCTGGGGCGTCTGCATGACTTGACTTGCCCTGCGTTCTCCCCGGATGATGTTGCGAAGTATCATCCGTTCGCTGACTTCAACTCTGTCATTGAACCTGGCGTGTGGCAGCGTAAAGCTGTTGACGCTGCCTGCGGGCCTTTGGAGAAGGCCATGATGATGACGGAGATCTGGCAGGCGTCGGAGGTTCTGAAGAACGCTGATGAAGCGGAACTGAACACTCACCGGATGGAAATGCATAAGGCTTTCCGGGACGCTAACCCTGGCCCCACGTCTTACCCGAGTCCTGGTTCGATCGGACCTAAGTCGTTCTGCCGCCCGAATATCACTGCGGGGCATTCCGCTAACTCATCTGGCTACGGCAGCCCGAATTCAAGCCCGCAAGTTGCTGACAGTGCCCCCATGTCAGGTAACAACTTTGACCGTCCGCCGCTGTCGTCCGGACATCAGTCTCCTTCCCCGAGTTTCATGAAGGCAACATGGGAAACTCCTTCTGCTGAAGGTGTCCCGCAGCGTCTTCAGTTCGCGCATCTGGAGAAGGAACGCGCTCGTGTTGCCTTGTCGATGATGCATGATCATCTGGCGCATGCTTTCCCGTTGGCCTGCCCGATGATTGAGCAGGACGCGTATACGGTGAACAACCCGACAACGAATGTTCCCCCGACTGAAGGTTTGAGCAAGTCCGAGGAAACTCCTGTTGTTGAGACTACAGTCGCGATTAACGTTGACGCTGACACCTTGTATAAGGGTATGCGGAAGAAGCTTGGGAAGAAGGTTCTTTCCGGCAAAATGACTGTGGATGAGGCACGCTCAAAGATGGGTCGTATGCGTGCACAGAAAGCTGACGACGACAACGAAGCTCTTATCAAGAGCCAGTTTGAGTCCGGGAAGATCACCCGCGATGAGGCTTTGAAAGCTCTCGGGTTCGAGACCCCTGAGACTGTCACTAAGAGTGTCGCAGTGAGCGTTCCTGTAGCCCCGATGTTTGACGCTGATGTCATCAAGTCGGCTGTTGAGAGCGCTTTCGGACCTTTGCTCGCTAAGCTTCAGGCTACTGAAGAGAAGCTTGAAAAGGCTGAGAAGCGGCTTGAGAAGTTTGACGAATATGATGAGCGTTTCGAGAAGTTGGCGAATGTCGCTGACCCAAGTTCTGTCGTGTTCACTGGACTTGCAATGAACCCGGTTAGGAAGTCGGCAAACCCGGTGGGTGTGCCGTCGCAAGCTGAGATCGCGGAGCGTACTCAGCAAATGATGATGCGCCAGTTGCAGCGCACAGCTAATGCAAGTGAAAATCCCGCTGAGCGTGAAGCTGCCTGGCAGGCGCTCTACAAGATGCAAGGTATGACTGAGTAATTTAAGCTCCGTACATAAATTTGGAGGCGTGTGGCGGATATTCTTACCGCTGATGAGGGCATTGCTGCTCCTCAAATTGGGACAGGTTCCCCAACTGCTCTTTACGCGGACGCTGCGCAGGCGCGGCGTACCACCTATGAGGGCATGTTCACCAATAAGGCTAAGAGCCTTGTTAAAGGTGTCGGTCATGTCAGTAACGGGGGTGTACCCCTGAATGACCTTGACCATTCCGGTCAGATTCTCACTAAGTCCCACGAGACGATTCTCCGTACTCGCGCGGCTACAGCACAGGGTGCCTGGGACACTGACAATGTTATCAACGGAAGCATTTCCAGTGATTTCTGGAATGCTACTCGTTCCACTAAGCAGTATGCAGGGTTGTATTCGAAGGCTGTTCAGGACGCTCAGTTGCGTAAGGCTTTCTCTGCGGGCAACTTGGGTAACGCCGGGGTTCCTTACGGGCTTGTTCCGTTTGATCTTCTGGCACCGTCGCGGCTGATCTACCCGGTTTATACATTGTTCCGTAACAAGTTTCCCCGGCCTGCTGGTCAGGGTGCTTCCCGTCAGGTTTACGGGCTGCTCGGGATTTCCGGTTCTCAGACCGGGGGTCAGGGCATCATCGACATTTCGATGCCGGAACTGATCGGGACGAACAACAACTTCACCGCTCAGGGTAACTGGCCGTTGAACATCCCTAAGACCGGAAGTCAGACAGAGTACAAGCTGAATGTTCCTTACCGTTTCTTCGGGTTGAGTGAGTCGCTCACGTGGCTCGCCCAATTTGAAGGTCAGGGATTCGAAGATATTTCCGCTCTGGCTAACCTGGTTCTTCTCCAGGAAATGATGCTGGGTGAGGAATACCAGATGATCGCGGGTTCTTCACAGAACCTCGCGACCCCGGGTACTCCCACTACAACTGCACGTACCGCTGGTTCCAACGAGACCGCAATCAGCACTTCCCCGTCTCACTTCAGGGTTATCGTCACTGCCTTGAACTATTTCGGTGAGTCGATTGGTTCTGCGGGTTCAGCGGACATCACCACTGTTACCTCTTCACAGGTTGTGGACGTTACAATTTCCCCGGTTCCGGGTGCACAGCAGTACAATGTTTATGTTGCTACCGCTTCCGCCACCCCGTCCAACTCTCAGGATTGGTTGCAGGCTGGTACTTCCGTTCAAGGCGGAACCGGTGGCGTGGGGACCACTGTTTACAACGGTACTCAGACCTCTAACGCTGTTGGTGGGCTCCGGTTCACCATTCAGGGTGTGCTGGCTACCGCTACCGCTAACCCGACCACGGTGGACACCGGTACTGGTGGTTCCAACCGTATGGAAGGTTTGATCCCGACTCTTAGTGGTTTGTCTTCCACCGGGTCCGGGCCTTACAGCAACGTTGGGTTTGAAGGTTCCAACGTCTGGAAGGGCGGTTACATCAACCAGTCCGTTGGTACTCACCTTTCCACCAACGCTATTTTCACTGCGCTGGATGCTTTGTGGGAGAACAACGGTTTGAACAACGTCACCCCGGGTGTGTACAAGGCTGACCCGTCTGAGATCGTCGCTGATGGTGGCGATCTTATGCGGCTGGCTAACGACATGCTGCTTCAGGGTGCTGGTTTGAACTATCTGCTGAACATCAGCCAGGATCAGATTTCCGGTATTCGTGCCGGTGCTGCTGTCGCTGAGTTCGTCAACCCGGTTACTCGTTCCACAGTGAAGCTCACGGTTCACCCGTGGCTTTCTCAGGGTACCGCCCTGCTTATGTCCTATCAGCTTCCGCAGACATGGAGCCACGTGGATAACGCGTGGGAAATGACTGTGGTTCAGGACTATGTATCGGTTGCCTGGCCTGTGATCGATGCCACCTTCCGCTACTCGATCTTCCTGCTGGGAAGTCTTGTTGCGCACGCTCCGTTCTACTCTGGAATCCTTCAGGGGCTCCAGGTGTCGGATGTGACACCTTACAGCTAATAAGTTTGCCCCAGGGGGCTGGTAATAAGTCCGTCCCCTGGGGCACGCCACATCGAATAAAGAATAGGAGAAAGTGTGGCTATTTCTGTCGCATGGCAGACCGTTGCTAGCATCGCGGCTACGTCCACTGTGTCAACTTTTTACACAGTTCCGTCCGCTAGCACTGTATCTTTCGGCACTTACGCACGTGACCTTGTTGTTACCAACTCTGGTACGTCAGGAACCGTGTTTGTGTCCTTGGGTGCCGCTGGAGCTGTTACGGCTGCGGCCGGGTTCCAGGTTCCCACTGGCGGGACTGTGATCCTGACTCAATGCCAGGTTCCCGCTGGGGCGGTTATCGGGGTGGCTAACACCACTTCAACTGCCGTCAACGTGTCCGCTGGTTTCGCAACTAACGTCGCGTACATCTAATCCTCTCTCAGTTCTAGGAAGGGGACTGTATGCCTACTTTGCCTCCGGGTAGCGCAAACGTGGTCAATGCAACACCTGTTGCTGCGGTCGCGTTTGTACCTAACCCGAGTGCTACCGCAACTGTCCGGTTCGCTAACCTCGGCAATGGCACCATGTATGTCGGTGGTATCGGAGTCACCCCGTTTAACGGGCTGCCGGTCCCTCCAGGTAACCGCCCGGTGGAGTTGCAGAACATCAGCGGTACTCTGTACACATGCTGCGGTGTTAACAGTGTCGCATCGACCGGTACTTTGAGTGCCGCGAATGCGGCGGGTGCCACGTCATGGACGGTAGCTACAGCAGCGCCGACTGTCAGCACTTACATTCGTGTGGGTAACGGCAACAGCGCGGAATACCTGTATGTTACGGCTGTGACCGGCGCGGTCACACCGTGGACTGCTACTACCAGCACAGCATCGATTTATGACCATGCTTCGGGTGCTACTGTCGCTACAGTGGTTTCCGCTCAGCTAGGCCCGATCAGTGTTCAAGCTGGCGTTCTCTAACATAAACAGTGTATTATTGAGTAATGATCACTGTTATCCTGCCTTGCGCAGGTAAAGGCACCCGACTGGGTGTTCCGTTTTCTAAAGAACTAGCTCCTGTTTCACCGGGACGTGTTCTTATTGATTCAAGTCTCGACATCCTCGCGAAAACCGGTGCTCAGTGTCGTGTTATTGTCATGGATGACGGGACGCGGGAACGTACCCGCGAATACGTGGAGTCCCGGCTTCCCGATACTCCGGTGGCATTGGTTCGTCAGCATCGTTACGCTGCTGACTGGCCGGATGCGGTGCTGCGATTGGAGCCCTGGTTTACCGAAATGAATATTGTGATGCTGCCTGACAGTGCATATGAGTGTTCGAAAGATCCCATTACTGCGTTGGCGGCGGTCACTGGTGAGTCAGGGTTTTCGTTCGCTGCCGCTAAAGTGTCACCGGATCATATCCGGGAAGCCGGGGCTCTTTGTGTTATCCAGGATGACACGGTACGCGCTTATGAAGATAAACCTGATAAACCTGATTTGTATAATGCTGTGTGGGGGATGCTCGGGTTTGCTGACAGGGAAGGTGTTCTGGGGATGCGGATGATAGCAGCGTCCACGAACCGCACTGGTGCTGCTCGACGCCCTGTGGTTGGCGCTCCGGTGGTGTGGCTGGAATCCTACAGGGATTGCGGTACTTGGTACGGGTATCGTGAGGAACTTGTCAATGCACAGCACTGAGCCAAGTTATTTCGATACTGATAAAGTTGAACCGCACGGATATTTCCAGACTTACGTTCAGCTCGCAGCGGAGATAGGCCCTCGCGGGAGGGTGTGTGAGCTGGGTGTTGAAGGTGGGGAATCTCTGCGGATGTGGCGGTCTTTCTTCCCGCTCGGTGAAATTTACGGAGTGGACCGGGATAAGCAAGCGATATGGCCTGCGGGGACGGTGAAGGTTGTCGGGGAGCAGAATGATCCGGCAATTCTTGCTGATCTTCCTGGACAATTCGATTTGATCATTGATGATTGCTCCCATGAAGGCCCGTTGACTCAGCATTCGTGGATGCTGTTGTGGAGCAAAGTCCGTCCCGGTGGCTACTATGTTATTGAGGACTGGATGGTTGCTTTGAGGTCTGATGACCGGTGGGGTCCTTGCTGGGGTCCGGGGATGTTGAAGGTCGCTGAGTCGTTCCTGACGATGCTCGCGAACCGGGATGGCCCTATTGAGGAGATCCGTTACCGGTTCGGTTTGATTATTATCCGTAAGAATCTTGATTACAAACCTGAGGGAAAATAAGTTGTCTTTGCTTATTGTCATTCCGACTCGTTCCCGTCCCGCGCAATGTAAGCGCCTGATTAAGTCTTTTGAGGAAACTGACGCGCAAGCGGATCTCCTGTTCGTCACTGACGGGGATGATGATTCCTACGAGGGGTTCGACTGGGCTGGCCACGAGAACGCGGTGTTGTCCCCTCGGAGTTCTCTTTCGGAGAAGCTGAACCGTAGCGTGATGAATCTTCTGGATAATTACGATTATGTCGGATGGTTCGCTGACGACAACGTTTTCGTAACACATCATTGGGATGATAAACTTATCGACGCTTTGGATTTCATTGGTTCCGGATGGGTTTATCCGAATAATGGGCGGCGAGCTGATGTCCCGGAATCCTGGGTTTGCACCGCAGATGTGGTGAGGGAACTGGGATGGTTCGCTAACCCGGTTCTGCAACATTACTATCTTGACAATAGTATCGCTGAGCTTGGGAGACGCGCTGCGCTGATCCGCTGGGTTCCTGAGGTTGTGATTGAGCATAAGCATTATTCTGTGGATGCAACCACGGAATATGATGGTTTGTATAAGGAAACTGAAAGTTCATATGGTGCACGGGACGCAGCAGCTTTCCAGGCGTGGAAAGCTTCCACTCAGATCGCGGGGGATGTTTCCCGATTGAGAAGAAAATTCAATCCGGATGTGCAATGGGCGTTGGGAAAGGTGTGATGTGTGGCAGTTAACATGGGGCAGTGGAATGTTCCGGGGGGGACGGTGGCGACTGCTACTTTCCAGATTCCCCCGGGTCCTTACAACATTACCGTGTATAACACGAACACGAACACGTTGTGGATGGGGATTGGCACTTCCGCGACGGTCGCACCGAACTTGGGCACTGCTAACGGGCTTGTGATGCACAGCATCCCGACGACTTGGACTGGCTATCAGGGCAGTAAAGCTGGTTATCTGTATGCGCTGAGCACCACTGCTACCGCTACTTTGACTGCTTTCAACTATATTATGGTTACTCAGGAAACGTAAAGTGACTAAGATTAATTTGCCGCCTGGCTGCGCTGGTTTCGCGGACGGGGATAAGAAATATAAGGCTGAACGGGGTCCGGGTTCATATGTGAATCTTGATCCCACGGACCCTCAGGATGCGAGAGCGTTGAAGAAACTCGCCAATCAGGATTATGCTTCTGCCGGTCTTGTTGACGCTGGCCCGGAGAAGCAGTTCATTGCCGATAAGAGGAAACAAGGTCGCTGGTGCCAGAGTTGCATGCGCTTGTGGCAAAGCTGGACGATGGAGTGTAATAAGTGTCATGGACCCACAGTTCCGGAAGCTGACGTTGAACTTCCGCCTCCCCCGACAGACAGGAACGGAGCGAGAATCCCTTAGTATGAGCAGGCGTCGAGTGGTAACGCAGAAACCTGACCCTATGGATGATTTCAAGGGGTTCAGGTGGATTGAATGTGAGCTTACTGTCGCTGTTAACCCGATATCTAAGAGTCAGGTTACGCTTACCCCGCCTGTGAGAATCGGATGTTATGAGGATTTCGCGAAGTTCAACATTGAATGGGAGCAGTTCTGTAAGCTGCTTTCCGGTGATCCCGCTGAGGTTTGTTTCCAGTTGACATGAAAAAGGCCCCCGTACGGGAGGCTTCTCTTCATTGAGGGAGCCTTCTAAGGAGAGGGAGGAACTCCTTATTTACCGTACGAGGGCCTTGAGCCTGCCCGTGAAGAGGGGACGGTGAAGCGTCGGTGAATCCCGTCCCATCCCCTTCGAGGTAGTGTCAGGAAACACTCCCCTGTAAAGGAGCACACCTTTCGGGGGACCGCGCGGCCTTCACGGGCAGGGGCTTTACGTGTAGTGTAACACCTCCCTGGTGTGCTGTATTCCCACTTGCTGAGCGGAGTACACGTATTCGATGTGCCCTTTTGGGCGATTTGCCCAGTTTGCTAGCGAAAACCATTCCCCGTTGATCCATGATCCGTGGGCATGCTCATCGGGAATGTCACATAGGGGGCACAGCCCGTAGATGACACGCAGCAGCCGTGTTTCGGGACTGGTGAAGTTCTTAGGGTTTCCCCCGGCGAGTATGTAGTCACCGAACGTCCCGGGAACCATGCATTCGTCGCATCGGACTCGTGATATGCGACCGTGGGGGCAGCTCATGTGTTCGCCACCTGATCCCAGAGTGTTTTCTCTTCCATAGGAACCTCTTCCCAGGGGATAGACGGGACACCGATTTTCCCGTCTACGATGAGTTCATGAAGCCGGTTGTACAGCACTTCCCCTGAGGTTTCCTCTGGGAAAATGTGATGACAGATATGCTGGTCGGTGCAGTATTTGCATTTGGTGAGTGCCATCACCACCTCCAGTTGATTGCGATCAACCCGACCCGCAGTTTCCAGTAGCGGATACCAGTGAACGGGTGATGAAGTTTCTCCACGGGAATCATGGACCGTTGGGATTCCAGTGCGAACCAGTACGGAGGATTGATGTTCCTGATGGAGAACTTCGCGGGATCGTAGCGGACGTAACTGAAGTTCCGCCATGTTTTTTCGTAAGGCTGGAAGTTCATACTCGGAACACTGAATCCAGATCATATCCCGGCACCCAGTATCCCCATTCTTCAGTGAGTATCCCGCAATGCGGGCACATTCGCTTCACGGGTTCCGCTGGAACAGGATACTGGCGTCGTGTTGCAATGGGAACGCCCCGGGACATCGCAGTTCCCGCGTCCCCCATCTGTTCACGGATATCCAGTTTAAGCAGCTCGTATCTCATGTCGGTTTCCCACCGCTGATACGCAGCTACGTCAAGCAGCCGTCCGTATCTTCCCCCGATTTCCTTCGCGGAAGTACGTATCCTCGGCTGCTGGATACGGAGCCTTTCCTTTTCCTCTTTCACGAGTGAGTGAAGGCTTTTCCCGGGTGGGAGCTGGTAGGCGAGCAGCTCAGGTGGTGTTCTCATCGCTAATCACAGTTCTTGTGGCAGTCGTTGTTGTGCTTCCCGCAATGCTTCCTCGGGGTCCTCGTCGTGCATCCCTCACATGAGGTGCAGAAACACGAGTTCGGGCGTGCTTTGCACAGTACCGACACTTCTCCTCCTAAGTCTCCGCAGCCTACCTGAGCTGCGGTACCCATGTCAACGTCCGTCCGGGTGTTGCTATTCCCGTGAAAGGGGAAAACTGATGTCCCTGTATGCACGCTCAGACGTGATGAGCGTATCCGTGCCGGTTGCGTCCGGAGGGTGCGGTGCTACCCACACTCGACCCGTCCGCAACGGTGTTCCCGCTAAAGAATTCGAATTGACCTGCCCAGGCTGCGAAATCTTCCTGAAAGGCGGGGGACGTACCGTTTTGAGGTACACCCCAGGGGACCGTGATAACGGGATTCTCCCCACTCAGGAGAGAGTCGCGGACTGTGATCCGTGCTGGGGTTCCACCCCGGACGCAGCCCCGGAGACCCCCGATGAACGTATTTTCGTCAGGAAACGCATTAAGCGTGCTCAGGAGCAGCTTGACCAGTTGAACGCTCTTGCCGCCGCACAGGCAGCCGGTCTTGACATTCCCCCGGAGGCAATGTGGCTGCTGTCACGCACTCTCGATCCGAAAATCGTGCAGGGGAAAGTGGCGAACGAGAAAGAAATCGAGGCACCTAAATATGACCTTGAAGATTTCTCCACGGACAAACTGAAGCGTATGTGCAAGGAACAAGGTTTCCCCATTAACGGGACAAGAAACCAGTTGATTGAAAGGCTGTCATAGGTAAGTTTATGAGTCGAGCAGCGGGACTTTGCAGGAGATGCGGTGGCCCTCGAAGAGGCAGAGCAGCGCGGGTATCAGCTCCGATAGCGCAGTGCAGCACATGCGGCGCTGACATCTGTGATCTGCATGCAGTGTGGAACTCCGACCATTACCTGTGCACTAAATGCGCCCGTGGGCTGGGTATCAAGTTTGACAAGAAGGGGATGGTATGACATCACCGATGCCGGTCGGATTGACCCCGTATGTCAGCCCCACCACACTTCAGAACGCCCCGACAGGAATTGATTTCACCACCATCCCTGATCCTAACGACTATAATCCTGCTGCGACGAACGCTGAACTGTGGAACATGTGTGTCCGCGCCACATCAATGGCGGATCAGTATTGTAATCAACTGTTGCGCGCGTCGATTGACACGGAAATCCTGCACGGCCCGGACTACCGTGTCGTTGTCGGTCCCGCCGCTGGCGGCGCGTACCCGACCCCATATTGGGGTACATCCGGGTCGAACTGCCGGATCATTCTTTCCCGATGGCCGATCCTGGCTGTGAACACGGTGAAAGTCGCCCCTAATGCTGTGTGGCCCCGCAGTTGGACAACAGTTCCTTCCGGATATGCGGAACCTGAGCTTCCCCCGTACGGACTTTACAATTCCTCTGCCCCCGCCGATGACGCATACGGGGGGCAGGCTGTTCTTGTCGCCCCAGGGTATGTGGACTGGGGATTGAACAGGAATGGTTACATTATTCAGGTTCAGTACACGAATGGGTGGCCGCATACCAGTTTGACTGCTACCGCATCCGCTGGGACCAGCACCATTTCTGTTGCTGATACCACCGGGTGGGCTATCTCCAACTATGAAGCGACTGTGACCGGGGCGACGGGGGTTGTGAAAGACGGGGGGCAGCAGGAAGCTGTCACTGTCACCGCGTCTTCAACTACCAGCGGCCCGGGGACTCTCACATTGTCATCTGCTTTGACTTACCCGCATATCGCAGGGACGATTGTGACGACGATGCCTGCTGCGGTGGAACAGGCATGTATTTTGTTCTGTGTCGCGCAGGCTCTTGTCCGTGGCGCTACCACCACAACTATTCACTCCATCGGCGGTCATGCCCAGTCCACAGGCGGGGACATGACCGGGTTGAATTCGGAAGCTGAAATTCTTCTTCGCCCGTTCAGGAGGACGATATGAACCGCAGGCAGATACACGGTAAAAGCCGCAGAAGTAACCGGAGGGGTTTCCAGCAGGCAGCCCGGGTGACAGTGATGATCCCGCAAACGTCGCAGCGGGGTTCTACCGCTGAAACTGCGCAGGCAGCAGTGAAAAGTTTGAAATCACAGAAAGCGTAAATAGACATTAATACTATTTACCTGGTAAACTTGCAGATGGGTGAAGTATGTGCCGATTGTAACTGTGCAATCGTTTCTGTTGAATATTCTTGACGGGCTGGAACTTCCGTACGGGATGCCTGCCGCTGAAGCATTCATCACCCCACCTGACCCTAGAATCAAGGCACGTGTCCCGGCTATCTATATTTGGCCGACTTCCTCTGAGGAGAACCGCAGCGGTGAACTTGGGGGGACCGTCCCGAGGAACACTGGTTTCGGCACTGCGTCGGGAACTAAAGGTTTGCTCCATCAGATGGACATTTATATCACGTGGACCGGGGCGATGAACAGGGGTAAGCAAACTGACCCTCTTTTTCCCGGGGTTGTTGACGCGGTGATGGCGGCTTTGAGGTATTGCACTCCGAATCCCGCGTATTTGACGGACCCTAACACGGGTTTGACTTCCACTGTTTACAATACGGGGGAAGTGCAACGCACTCAGCTTGGTTTGGAAGACCTCGCTGATGAGCGTTTGATTAGATATGACGCTCTTGTCATGTGTTCTGTTTGGGAAATTATTAACGCATAAGGGAGATGTGTGGCGCTTGGTGGGCCGAACATTTATCCTGGCGTACTCTCGTGGCTGGGAATCGCTAGGGAACTGACAGCAGGAACAGGGGTTCTGCCTGTCTACACTCAGCCACTTGAGCAGGGGTCTTATGAGTTTGAGGATACGCCGAAGTTCTTGAAGGATGAGGCTGTCCGTGGTGATATGACTAACCTGTTCTATGAGACGCTTGGTGTTGAGTCCGCGACCTTCTCCATTGGTGGTCCTAACTTCCTTGACACGCACGGGTATTTCTTCGACAACGTGTTCGGGGATTTGTCCACTACTTGCTCCGCTTTGGGCACTTCAGGGACAGTCACGGGCACTGTCGCTATCGGGGCTGTGTCCTGCACGCTGGCGTCCGCACCTCCTGCGGCATTTTCAGCGGGAACATATGTGCAGTTGGGTACTGCACTGACCAGCAGCACTAACAGTTACAACAATGAAGTCATCCAGATTTCTTCAACTGCCGCGTCGAACGTTATTAACTTCGCTAACACCCCGGCTCGTTTCGTGCACGCTCCCGGTTCCAGCACTGCCGGTAGCACGGTGATGAGTCTCGCATCGGGGACTTCTTTCACCCACCGGTTCGCCGCATTGAACAGTGCTTTGGGTTACGGTGGTGCTTACGGGGCTCAGCCGCCCACTCACACGTTCAGTGACATCACGAACATCGTGAATGTTATGACATCCGCTACTTACGGGACCGCCCCGGTCAACACGTATGGTGCCCGCTGGTATCAGTCTGGTGTCTGCAAGTCGATTGACTTCTCAGGGAACGCTGAGCAGTTGCTTGGTATCAAACTGCAAGGTGACTCGTATTTGTCGCAGGCTATTCCCACTGGGACAGCTCCGACTGTGAACGTGACAGGCGCTCGCCCTATCCCTAACTGGAACTCGACTGTGACGATCCTTGACCAGGGTCAGGTTAACACGATCGGTGAGTTCTCAGTGAGTTTCAAACGTGCCACCACTGTGTACTGGACTGTGCAGGGTTCTCAGACCCCGTTCGTTATCGCACGTGGCCCGTTGAACATGGATGGGAGTATTCAGTATGACCCGACGATCACTGAACTTCCGTTGGACATCATGTTGAAGAACGCTCAGGGTCCGATGACTATCACTTGCTCGAACGCAGGTATCCCGAACGCGGGCCAGGCGTTCACGTTGACATTCACTGCTTCTCAGGTTGCGAACATTAAGTCGAAGATCATGCGGTCGAAACTGCTGATCGGGTATCAGAACTCGTTCGAAGGTGTTGCTAACTCCACGGATATCGGGGGAAGCGGCGGTCTTGGCCCGGGGACAGTCACTTTGATTAACGGAATACCCACGTATTAAGAATTTAATGTCTAATAGAAGGAAATTGAGAATGGCAAAAGTTGAGCTGCCAAGTGGTGGCTGGGTTGAATATCGCGATAAGCTGATGTCAGGGGATAAGTTCGCTGTTCAGGACGCTGTTTCTCTTGAGTTCCGGGATGGCGCTAACAAGGCGTCTTTGGGGTTGATGAATGATCAGCGGAACGCACTTCTAGGCAGGATCATCACCGGCTGGTCGTTCGGGCAGACCCCTAATGATGTAGCGGCGTTGCAGGCAGCGGATGTTGTTATCGGGAACGCTTTGGACATCGATGATTATAATATGTTGTCTGAGGAAATCCAGCCGCTTCTCGATAAGATCACCGGGTCCGCTGTGCGGACAGACCCAAAATCGCGATAGATCGATTGAAGCAAATTTTCGTTTACCGTTACCACGGGTATCCTAATTCAAGTGTTCCTGATTACCCGGAAAATTTTCCTGTTAAAATGCTGATTTATCATTGGTTCTCCAGGGTGAAAAGCTGGCATCCCCGTGAGGTGGATAAGCTGACTTTGGAGGAAGTTGAGTGGATTCCGATCCTCCATGAAGCCAGTGAGCTGGCTTCAGATATTATTTCCCGTGAAATGCAAGCTCAGAGAAAGTAGTGAATTGGCTAAAATCATGTGGCACTCTTGTGCCCCGTGGGCTCCGTCCGGGTACGGAACCCAGACTGCTATCTGGACGAAGGAACTGAAACGACTCGGACATGAGATCATCATTTCCAGTTACTGGGGTATTCAGGGGGCTGCCACACAATGGGAGGGGATGACAGTTCTCCCTGGTTTCGGCGGGAATTATTGTTCCCCGAGTTTGTTTCAGCACGCTAAACATTTCGCCCCTGACCTTGTCGTCACACTGGGTGATATCTGGGTTATGGACCCGAATGTTGTTAAAGCACTCCCTGTGGCGCATTGGCTTCCGGGGGATTGCCGCCCGATGTCCCTCGCTGATCGTACCGTCGCAGAGCAGTCCGGGGCGCAGTTGGTTGCGATGTCACAGTTCGGGCAGGAAAGATTCAAAACCGCTGGTTTCAACTCGTTGTATGTTCCGCATGGTATCGATACTACTGTGTTCCGTCCGTTGGATAATGTGCCGGAACTACGGGAAGCATGCGGACTGGAACCTGACCAGTTCGTCATCGGGATTAACCAGGCGAACAACGATGCTATCCGTAAAGCGTTGCCTGAGCAGATGCTCGCGTTCGCGAAGTTCGCGAGGAACCATCCTGACGCTATTCTGACGTTGCACACTGGTGTGCATCAAGATGGTGGTCAGGATTTGGAAGCTGTCGCGGAAAACCTGGGTATTCTTGATCAGGTTCGTGTTGTGGATCAGTATCGTTATTCAGCGGGTATGATCACCCCGGATGATTTGAATGAATGGTATAACGTTATTGATGTGCTGGGGCAGACTGTATATGCGGAAGGTTTCGGTCTTCCGATTATGGAAGCGCAAGCTGCGGGCACTCCGGTGATCACCACGAATGCTTCTTCGATGGTTGAAGTGAATCCTTTGGGACAGCATGTTGACGGTCAGCCGTTCTGGAATGGCGTGCATAAGGGATGGTGGATCGCCCCGGATGTCACTCAGATTTACGAGGCGTATGAACTGGCGTATGAGCAGCGTAAAGATGTGGTTTCTAGGAAGCTGCGGGATTTCGCGAAGATGTATGATTACACACAGGTTTCCATGAAGTATATGCAGCCGGTCATCGCGGAGCTTCTAGCGCGGATGGAAGTAAGGCGTGCACGAACCAGTTAACTGGACTGAAACGCTTCTCACATGCAGTCGATGCGGAAAACCAATGACGGTAACTCAATCTTGCCCGGAATGCGCCTGCCCGATGTACGCGAAATGCCTGGAGTGTCATCCAGAATAGAGGTGTGTGGATCTCGATGCTCTCCCCGCGTATCTTGCGGCGTTGCGTGACGCAGCCGGGGAGGCTGCTATTCCCGCTGCTAACGCGATGGGTACTGAAGTTAAACGGCAAGTCACTGCCCAGTTGAAACTTGTCGCGCATGCTCCGGGGATTTTCTGGAAAGCTGCCCCGTCTCGCCCCCCCGCATACGCGTCGGGGCATTTGGCTGGCAGCATGATGATGGTTCCGGCGTCCACGGCAGTGGTTGCTACCGCTTTGGTGGGTAACACCGCTATTTACGCTGCTATCCAGGAATTCGGTGGTCCCACATGGCCTAACCGCAGTGCGTATATGCATTGGGTGAACACTGGGGGTTCGTGGTATAAGAAACGTATCACTATTCCGCAGCATCCGTATTTCCGTCCGACTGTTGAGCGGTTGATCGCTAACGGCGGGTTGACTCGTGAAGCGATGTCAGCGTTTTGGGTCCGTATCTTGCCTTTTTTCAGTGGGTAAGATGCGGACCGTTTTATTTGTAGAGGGGAGGTGTTTGTGTTCCGGAGCTTCCGAAGGTAAGCCAGGATTTCACTGCTGACACGTCAGCTTATGACGCTGCGATCCAGGAGATGATCGATCAGACTGAACGTTTGATCGCTGAGATCGCTAAAGTGCAGGCTGCTATTGACGCGTTGCAGGGGAAGAACATTGAGATTAATGTCACCGGGAATGCTGTTGCGGTTATCAACGGGATCAAAGCGGACCTGGAGACCATCAAAAATCAGACGGTTGAAGTTAACGTTGTCACTAACAACACTGGCGCTCCGGACTCTCAAAATATTGACGCTGCTATCGCCCGGGATGAGGCCCTTACTGCTGCGGAGAAAGAAGCGGCTGCGGCGGCAATATCGGAAATGACCTCTATGCGTGATCTGGCGGCTGAGCTGCAAAATGTTAACGCTGGGATGCTGGATGCCAATGAGTTGCAGATGCAGAACATTGATGTCATGTTGCAGGCTATCCGGACGGAAAACCTTCTCGCTGGCGCAAGCAAAGCTCTCGGAGACCAGCAAAGCTCCCTTGCTACCGCTACGGAAAGACTGGCTCAGGTGTTCAGTGTCAGTGACGCTGACGCTGCTAAATTCTTGCTTGCAGTCGGGGATAACGCTAGCGCTGCGGAAGCACTGGGTGTAGCGCTTCGAACCGGCGGCGGCGATGTTACCGCTTACGTGAAA